GTGCCTACTGCATGCCTAAATTAGCCTCTCGAAAATTCAAGAGTCCTGATGCGTCCGGCCCGGTGGTTTTTCGTAACCGCTGGGCGACGGACGGCGCGGAGTTTTACCTCCCGACCGCGACGGTGAAAACCGGCGGTCTGAGAGAGACCCTCGCAAAATGGCAGATGCGCGATATCGCGCTGCAGGAACGCCGTATAGCGCGCAAGCAAGCGAGACAAGCAAAAGAAGCGCACGGCGGTTATTTGGTTGACGGACGAATCGTCAACCGTGCCGCGGCTCGCCGCCGCACGCGTGATGCGGTTCGAAGCCATTTGCAGGAAACTGGATATTTACCAAGCATGCCAGATTTCAATGCTGCTGGCGCCGAACCCCACGCGGTAGACGCATTGATGCGTCAGTGGCAGGAGCAACAGGATGACCTGGTGGATAAAATTATCAAGGACCACCAGGACATCTTTCGTGCTGAGTGGGAAGGGTTGCGTAAGCCTCAGAAAGAGTCTGTTGCTATGACACATGCCAAGCAGGTAGCTGAAGCTCGTCAGAGAGCCGCCCAAAAGGCGCTAGACGAACACCAGGCAGCAAGGCATGCATATTTTCAGCAGCTGGAAGATAATGAGACCTACTGGATTCCGTATATAGAACGTCGTGGGGGGTTATGGGTGAAGCAATATAGGTTGTTCTTGGAATTCCATGAGCACCGGAGAAATATGTTGTACCATAGGTTCCAGGCCCGTACGCGGGACCTGGAAGAAGATGAAAACCCCCACGTCGTCGCCTCGGATGAACCCAGATCGCAGCCCATAGCACCGGCAGTGTCGCAAGCGGCCGCGACAGCAAAGCCCAAGAAGCGCAGGAATCGACCAGGAGTCAATACCAGGCGCCGGCGGGCTCTGCAGGGGGCAGGCGTGCCCCATGAGGAGTCGGGTCTTAGGATTGAACCCATTGTTGAGACTCCGCCAGTCTCTAGGTTAGAGATCTGCCGCGTTGTCGGCATGTTCAGCGCTCATCGAAGTAAAGGAGTGAACTTCGGAGGGCCCCATGGAGCTGTAAGGGTCAGCGTTAGCGCTGCCCGAGCAGCTCTCATAGAGGCAGACGTTGCAAGGTCAGCGGCAGCTGACGTCGCGCGACGCATGCCATCTTCAGGGGTCCTTTTGAGCGCAAGGTTTGAAGAACATGACCGCACGAGGCAGGCTCAACCGCCCGTCTTGAGAGGAGTTATCGAGCAGAGAGTTGACTCGGAAGCGCTTGTCGGCGGTGGCAGGCAGAGCATGAGGATGCTCTCTGCCCGCGTACCGCGTGCGCCCTGGTTTAGCGGAAGGCCTCAGCGAGTTGTCAGCAGTGATGCTGGCAGTGTAGGCCCGGCGCAACTGGGGGGTGACAGCGTAAGCTCTCATGACGGAGAAGTGAGTCCCCATGTCGCTGAACGTGTTATAGCCCCGGTTGTGAGTGAAGCGTGTGTTGAAACACCCGCACAATTACCTGAGGGTTTAGTGGTCCCGGAAAGCCCATCAAACGAGGAAGTTTTTCCTAGTGTTGAGATAGGTGTCTGTGAGACTCAGGATCAGCGTACAAGACGTACTCGTAGGCGGGTTGTTCGAAATGTCGAACCTGCAGGCGTGGCTTCGCCGGACCAAGATATGTCCGTGTTAGCAGCGCGTCTAGCAGCCCTCCACGTGCCTCAGGATGCAGTGCCAGAAGAGGCACCTCCAGAGGAGATATGTCTACATGGACCCGGCGGTGAGCCGGGCGGCCCGAATGTCCCGGGAACTCCTGCTTGGTATCACCGTATTTGTAGTTGGTGGACCAGGCAAGGTAAAGAACCCTCAGACGCAGCAACGAAACAAGCCGCTGACTTGGATTTGATAGCAACATCGATTGCTAAGAAGTCAGAGGGCGCAGCTGCGCGCATCTCCACGACTGACCGCGCTAATCAGGTCGCGTGTCGGAAGTTCATCACACCCATCAAGAAGATCTACCCTTTGGTGCGTAAAGCGCTTAAGAATGTGGATTGGGTGCGAGACAGGGTCGAGTGGGATACGTATTGGGACATCGGGTTTCGGGACCACTTACGACGCGTCGCGTTCTGGGTAGCGGTCCCGCTGCTCTGCTATTGTTCGGCTTCGGTTTTATTACCGCTCATTGGCGCCGCATTAGCCCGCATATTTAGGCAGGCCCCAGCGGGTCCTGCCAAGCGGGCGTGCGACGCTGTGTTGAGACATGTCGTCAATACGAATTTGGACGTTCCCTATCGGTCGGAGGTCGCTCCCGGGATCTATGTACCCCGGGTGCCTATGCAAACCACGACAATATGATTGGGATATGGAGATGAGGCCAAGCTGGGGCAGCATGCTCAGGTGCGTTGTACACGCGTTGCGTGTCAAGGATCTGAACTAGGCGCCTTGGCGATTGGCTGGGTCGCGTGGGATGCTTTGGTGTTGCGGAAATGTTTATGCAACGCGCAT